ATGTTTAAGAATATATCTTTAGAAGAAGCTTTAGAGTATGAATCTGAGTCTCTCATTACTCTCTTTGATTACTCTTCTGATTACCCAGATACGCTCTTACACGACAATCATATCACATGGATAGATAATTACAGAGAGATGCTCTATAAGTTTAGACAGTACTCTCCAGATCAGGTCTCTAAGATGATCAATAGCGACTACCGTATAGAGATCGAGATGCCGTATCTTCCAGAGACCGGTACTTTTACCTGGAAATATTTGTACGGCAAGATAACGGCAGATCTTAAGAAGTTCAAACAGTACCACTCTAAAGGCAAGTTCGTTTACGTATTAACTAACCCGGCTTTTGATTTCGTAAAGATCGGAAAAGCAGTAAATCCTCAAAAACGCCTAGAGCAGATTAATAATGCTGGAGTGGTTTCTGAATGGAAACTATCCTATGCACTACCGGTAGAGAATGATTATATGATAGAAAATAGCGTACACCGCTACCTATCTGAATTTAGACGAGGTACTGATCAAGGATCTTCGAGAGAGTTCTTTGATGTAACTCTTGAGAAAGCAATAAAAACTATTGAAATGTTGGCTAAAGATTTTAAACGTGGAGAACCAACCTATTACTAATATGCGCGTGTCATACTTTTGCGCGCTCGCGGCGCGTGGTAAATTCGTTTTACTATACCTACTATCCCTACCCCTTTCTGCTCAAATTGTAAGAGAGGTAGATTTTCCTTATCAAGCAGATTTAATTGTTTGTGAAGTACCGTATGAGTACCAAGCAGATGTACTTGTGTACATTACCGATAAAAAATACGAGCTTCGAGATGATAATTGCTTTTGGCTGTTTACTAAAAACTCATATGAAGCAGATTTTACAATGTACTTTACAAGCTATCAGTATCAAGCGGACTTAAAAGTTTATTACGTGGATCAGAAGTATAAAGCACGGTGGAAAAATAAAAAGAAAGAAAATATACTTAAATAAGTTGCTTCTTTGAGATATTTTATATATCTTCTATATGTTATATAATATAAAAAGAATAGTATCCAAGTAATTATAATACTTTACATATAATTTAAATATTAAATACTAATACTTAGTTACAATTATGAGGAATAAAGAAATTTATCAAAATAAAGTTACTCGTTTGGAGTCTATTGTGAATAATATAGATAGAGCAGTATCTTTAAACGACCGGCAACAAGTTTTCGGTCAATTAGAGAATGCGAAAGCATTGCTTAGTGATTTACAAACAATGATTAACCGTGAAGTTTAGCCTATGCTTACTGCTGAACAGATTTTAGAGGGATATAACAAGCATTTAGCTATTATCAACCAATCTATCACCGGAGATCGTAAGAATCAAGTAATCTCAATGGTAGAATCCTTAGGAGAGAACTATGTTATGTCGCCTGCTAGTGGTAAATCTTGGTACCACAATGCTTTTGCTGGTGGATACGTTGACCATGTCAATAGAGTTGTTGAAACTGCAGTTAAAATGATGAAGTTTTGGGAGTCTATGGGCGGTACTATCGATTTTACCCAAGAAGAACTCGTTTTTGCTGGACTTTTCCATGATTTAGGTAAGATCGGCGATGGAAATAATGCTGGATACCTTGAGCAGACTGATAATTGGCGTAGAGACAAGTTAAATGAGATGTACAAACCTAATCCTGAGTTAGATTTCATGATGATCCCCGATAGATCCCTATTTTTACTTCAGAAATTCGGTATTCAAGTGTCTCATAAGGAGTATTTAGGTATAAAACTGCATGACGGTATCTTTGACGACGGGAACAAACCGTATTTCTTTAGTCACAACCCAGATTCTCGTATGAGAACCAATATCGTTAACGTTCTACACATGGCAGACTACATGGCTTCCAAGGTTGAGTATGATATATGGAAGAAAAACGGTGGGAATACTACTCCAACTACTAAGAAGACCAAAGCTTCCAATGGGCAGTCAGTAAAATCATCAGAAGGTCTTACTAATTTCATAAAAAATATTTAAAATGTTGGTTTTATCAATTATTTTCGCTATATTACTGATTGTATTCGGATACTTTACTTGGAATTTAATGAGGAAAGTTGAAAAATACGAAGATATAGCACAGTATCAACAAAATTATATCGAGAACATTTCTACCATTATTGGAGAGTCCTCAAAAAGGTTACAGGAAGTTGATGGAAGTGGCGCCTTCGAAGCAGATGACGAAGTGGGTTACTTTTTTAAGACATTAAAAGAGGTTCAAGGAGTGCTCGATGAGTTTAACCTCAATGTAACCGATGGGCAGAAAGAAGAGCAAGAATAATTACTTCACACAAGAGACAGAAGATGCAATCGTAGCTTATAATAATTCAAAAGATCACGTATTTAGAGATAAGATATTTACCGATCAGATTTATTTCCCTTTATATAAGCTAGCAGAAAACATAATCCATACATTTAAATTTTACTATACAGATGTAGACGATCTTGAGGATTTAAAACTCGAGGTCGTTTCCTTGTTAGTAGAAGAGAAACTACATATGTTTGACCCCACCAGAGGAGCTAAAGCATATTCGTACTTTGGAACTATTGTAAAACGTCATTTAATTAACTATAATAACAAGAACTATAAAAGAGTTAAGCAGCAAACCTCTATGGATGCTTGGGAAGGTAGTTATGATCTAAATACTCCCGAGGTACACCCTAACGCAATGAAGTTAAAAGAGTTTTTCGATATGTACATTGTTGAAATGAGAAACAAGGTAGATAACATGTTCACCAAACAATCCGACTTACAGATAGCAGACGCTGTACTAACTCTATTTGAAAAGCGTAACGACTTAGATATTTTCAAAAAGAAAGCACTCTATATATACATTCGAGAAATGACCGGGACAGAGACACCTTATCTAACTAGAGTGATTAATGTGCTTAAGGATGAGTTTTACGACATGTATAATATGTACTACGAAAAAGGATTAATCGACCTAAAAAAGTACTGATTCTATTTATAAAAGAAAAAGTATGGGGTTAGATAAAACACTCTTTAAACAAAAATCTTTCTCTGACGTACTAGAAGAGATCTACAGCAATTCTAAGAAGAAAGAAAAGCAGATCAACACTCTCATCGGAGAACTTAAACCTCTTATCGAAAACATAGGAGACGCTACTCTTGTTGTTCCTATGATTGCTAACTATTTAGAAATCGGTGTTAAGAACGATAAACACCTAATCGATATGCTCGCTGTTGTACAACGTATGGAGAACGCATCTAAGAGCGGAGACAGCGATGGATTTGAATTAGGTGCTGAAGAACTTGCTCAAATCTTAGAGCAAATGGAGGAAGCTGAAGAAGATTCTAAGAAAGAAGAATAATGGCTGGATATAACTACAACTTAAGGTCTATAATGCAGACCGCTAAAAACGTTGCTCGTACTGAAATCATAGTACCTGCTAGAGTTGTAGATGTAATCTTAGATGATTCTCATCCAGAGTTTGAAAGGTACGGTAAGTGGGCTTCTATTGGAGCAGTAAAGTACAGAGTACTAAATAGAGATATTGATGAGAATAACTCTCAAAACCTACCTATCGCATTCCCTCTGCAGTCACATATTAAACATATCCCGTTAAAGAATGAAATTATACTAGTGGTAAGCTCGCCTTCTGAACTACTAGATGAATCTACTAACAACGTTAAGAACTATTATTTAGATATCGTTAATCTATGGAACCACCCACACCATAACGGATTTCCAGATAATACAGAACAAGATATCGAATTAGGGGAAGATTTCCAAGAACTAGCTGATGTTAACCCAATGAGACCTTTCGAAGGAGATGTTATCTTTGAAGGACGTCAAGGACAGTCACTAAGGTTCTCAACAGGTATTCCAAGTAAAACTCCTTGGATAGGAGAGCAAGGTAGTCCAATCACTATATTAAGTAACGGACAAATTACAACTGATGAAGGATTCACAACGATTACTGAGGATGTAAATGAAGATTTCTCATCACTGTATTTAACATCAAACCAACAAGTCAAGTTGACACCTTCCCAGACTTTCGCTCTATTCTCACCAGAAGGAGTAGATTTATATCAACAAAGTCAATTCCTAGCAAATACTAATAGAGTAGTACTAAACGGTCGAGATAGTATTTTAGGTACAGCAGTTAATCAAATAGGATTAAAAGCAACTGATGTATATATAGAAGGGACTTCAAATACTACTATCAACGCTCCTAGAATCCAATTAGGAGAGAAGAACACACAACCGGTATTGAAAGGAGACGATACGGTTAAATTACTGAAAGACCTTTTATCTGAACTACAAAACTTAGGTACTAAGATGATCGCAGCAGCTAACGCTGGAGGACCTATTATATCAGTTCAAGATGCTGGAGCAAGTCTTGTTACGAAAACTACAACACTCACCACTCGACTTGAGAGACTTAAGTCAACTAAAACATATACTGAGTAATGGCGTTAGACGGTTTGTACAAGATTATAATTAAGAACAAGCACGCTGTTCGACAAAAAGCAGAAGACCGTATCAACAGTCTATTGGACGAATACATACCAAATTCTATTGAAGAAGCACCTTGCCCATCACCTGCAGAACTGCAGCGAATACTTTTGATAAGAGAGCAGATTAAACAACCTATCCTGAATCTCAATAAAAGAGTACAACCTTTAAACACATTCTTAGAAAAAGTACCTCCTATCTTAGATACTATACAAGTTATAATTACAACATTAAAACTATTACCGATCCCTGGAATTGCTACAACAGCAGGGCTAGTCGTAACATTCGGAGATACATTAGCATTCTTGAAAGACAAGATAAAAGACTTCAGACAAGAAATAAAGAACGGAACTACAGTTATAGATGGAGTAGATGAAACTATTCAAGACATCTTAACTAAGTTAGCAGAACTCGATGCACTAATTGAAAAATGCGCACCCGATGCTATTGAACAAGATCCTGAGTTCGCTGCATTGGTTGAGAATCAACAAAGACAAGACAGCGATAACCCTATTCAAGCAGATTATAGAGGGTACACAATTAAGATTGAAGAAGAGAAGATCGGTAAACTTACTCGCCGTTATACAGTGGTATATGGCACAAAAGGAGAAAGATTATTTACCACAGATAAATCATTTTCAGCAACAACAAAAGTATTAATAGACGAAGCCAAGTTTGAAATAGACAAACTTCTACAGTAAAACTATTTATAAGTATGAAAGCATCTGATTTTAAAAACATTATTAAAGAAGCAGTAAGAGAGGCTATTAGAGAAGAACTCTCTGAAATGCAACAGCCGGTACAGGAACAGGTTACAAGACAGACTACCCAATCCACCGGCAATCCTATCTTAGACGCTCTAAACGAGACAAAAGGCAGCATGACCTCAGAAGATTATAAGAACATCGGAGGAGGTGATTTTAGAGCTGATATGGCTAAAAACTTTAACAGAAGTGCATTTATGCCCCAAGGTAGAGCAACCAAACCTATCTCTGATGATCCAAACGCAGTAGCAGCAGCAGTAGCGTCAGCACCAAAAGTAGGGTTAGATTTATCACAATTAGGATTTGTGAATAAAGCAGCAGCTATTGTAAACACAGCAGATAGAAAACAAAAAGAGAAGTTTAGCGTATAATGGCCTATAACAGACGTAAAATTGACCCACTTGATCTACAGCCAAGAAAAGCTGTAGGAATAGCTTTACCTTTCTCAGGTAGAGCTGTTTTCAATTCTACGTACCAGACTAAAGATGCTATTAGAAACAACTTAATCAACTTCTTTCTAACAGGAAAGAACGAAAGAGTGTTTAACCTCAATTTTGGAGCAGGACTAAGAAATTTACTATTTGAAAATATCACTCAAGACAGGATTGACGAGATTAGAGAATTAATCTTAGAGAACCTACAGTTATACTTCCCAAGAGTTATTGTTAGGAACCTAACATTAGACTCAGCACCAGATCAAAACTTAGTACAGTTCCAATTAAGGTACGCTGTATCTGAGACTAACATAGAAGACGAAGTAGCAATTAACTTTGAAGTATAATGGCAGAAGAAAGAGACATTAAGTACGTTAATAAGACTTTTAGCGATCTACGTCAACAGTTGATTGACTACGCTAAGAATTACTTCCCAGATACTTACAACGACTTCTCACCAACATCACCAGGTATGATGTTTATGGAGATGGCAGCGTATGTGGGAGACGTATTATCATTTTATCAAGATATACAGCTACAGGAGACATTACTCCAGTACGCTCAAGAACCAGGTAATCTGTACAGCTTAGCTTATATGATGGGATACCGTCCAAAGATTTCAACAGCAGCAACTGTTGACATTGACGTATTCCAACAAGTAGATGCTATTACAAACGCCCCTGACTGGGATCAAGCTTTAGTTATTCCCGAAAACACTCAACTAGAATCAGTAGCAGGAGGTCAAGCTAGATTCTTTATAGATGAAAAGGTTAACTTTGGATTTTCAAGCTCATACAGTCCTACTGACGTATCAGTATACGCCTCATCAGGAAACACTATTAACACCTTCTTATTAAAAAAGACAGTAAGAGCATTTTCAGGTGAAGTTAAGACTAAAACAGTATCAATAGGATCACCAGAAAGATTTAAGACGATTACCTTAGAAGATTCTAATATCATCGGCATCTTAGATGTTACCGACGGAAGCGCTAACGATTGGTACGAGGTACCTTATTTAGCTCAAGATACTATTTTTGAAGAGACTTCAAATAGCGGTGCAGATGCTAATTTAGCTCCCTACTTACTAACTTTAAAGAAAGCACCCCGGAGGTATGTAACTAGAGTAACTTCCACAGGCAACCTTCAGATTCAGTTTGGAGCAGGCACTAACAGTCAAGATGACTCAGTAATCACACCAGATCCTACAAACGTAGGACTAGGTACTACAAACGGCATTAGTAAGATTGATGTAGCTTACGATCCTTCAAACTTTATGTTCACAAGTACTTACGGTCTAGCGCCAGCTAATACTACTTTAACCATTAGATACTTAGTAGGAGGCGGAGTTGAAGCTAACGTTCCTGCTAATACAGTTACTACGGTAATCAATCAAGGTACAGCTACAGCTACAGATGCGTCTAAAGCCGCTACTATAGCATATAATAACCCTAGAGCAGCTTCTGGAGGTAAAGATGGGGATACAGCTGAAGAAATTAGACAGAACTCTTTAAAGGCTTATTCGGAACAACTAAGAGCAGTAACTAGAGAAGATTATATCGTTAGAGCGTTATCACTGCCAAGTAAGTTCGGATCAGTAGCTAAGGTGCACGTATTACAAGATCAGTTAACAAGTACGAAATCTACTACTGATAATATTATTGATAGTAATCCGCTTTCTCTATCAATGTATATACTAACTTACGATAACGATAGAAAGCTAACCACAGCAAGTACGAACGTTAGGAACAACCTCAAGCAATACCTATCACAGTACCGCATGTTAACAGATGCAATCAACATTAAAGATGCATTCGTTGTTAATATCGGAGTTAAATACGATATTGTATTAAGACCAGGAGCAGTGGGTAGAGAGGTACTCCTAAGATGTACTCAAGCCTTACAGGAGCATTTTGATATCAGAAAATGGAATATCAACCAACCTATTAACGTAGGTGTAATCTATAGCTTGCTGGATAGAATCAAAGGAGTACAGACAGTACAGAACATAGAGATTGTGAACAAGGTAGGAGGAAGCTACTCCCAGTATGCCTACGACGTAAAAGGAGCAACAAAGAACAACATCGTATACCCTTCTTACGATCCATGTATCTTTGAAGTTAAGTTACCTGATGCAGATATAACCGGTAGAATAACAACATTGTAAGATGGCAATATTTAAAATTTTTCCTGAAAAAGACGCTACTCTATATTCAGAGTATGTAAACATGAACACCGGTAGAGATGAGATCTTAGAAATAGCATCATACTATAAAGGAGCTTTAAAATACGTAAATCGCTCAGTTATTGCGTTTGATACTACTGAAGTAAATAGTATACTAGAAACTTACGTATCCTCATCTGATCGAGCAGTGACAGATTTTAGCGCTTCACTAAGATTAATGCTAGCAAGTGCTAATGAACTCCCAACTAGATACGCTCTAGAAGCTTACCCGGTATATGCAAGCAATACGACCTGGACTGTCGGAAACGGTAAATACGGGGACGTACCAAGGAACACCTCAGGAGTATCCTGGGATTATATCGATGCAGACGATACAACAAACTGGGGAACAATCAACTCCGTCACTGCATCATATAGTGGATCATCAATAGGTGGAGGAGCATGGTACACAGGATCGGGAGCTTATGATTTTACCAACATGACTCAATCTCATGCAGTAAATTCAACTCATGACACTAATATCAATATAACAGAAGGAGTTAAAGCTCATTACGCCGGACAGATTACTAACGCTGGATTTATTGTTAAGTTAGAAGATAGCTTAGAGTTTCAAACAGATCGCCAGATGTATCTAAGATACTTCGGTAATGATACACATACAATATACCCTCCATACCTAGAGATTAAATGGGACGATTTTACAAACGACTCTACGTTAAGTGAAACAACAGACCCTAATTCTGTAATTAAGATTAAGAACAATAGAGGAAGGTACACTGACGAAGGTAGACAGAGATTTGAACTACACGTTAGACCGAAGTACCCAACTAGAACGTTTACAACAAGTTCAGCATACCTAACCAACTACTACCTCCCAACATCCTCATACTGGGGATTAAGGGATGAGAATACCGAAGAGATGGTTATCGATTTCGATACAACATATACTAAGATTAGTAGAAACAGTACCGGTAACTACTTCGATGTTTACATGGACGGAATAGAACCAGAAAGACATTACAGATTATTAATCAAGTCTGAGATCAACGGATCAACAAACGTTATTGATGAAGATTTAGTATTTAAGGTAGTACGTAATGGCTAATCAGAAAATTCAAATACAAAAAACCGTATATAATAATGCCGGGCTTTCTAAGATTATAGACAGAGAGTTTAAAGCATTTGCTGAGCCAATACCTGAACAAGATACAGATACTGTAGATGAACTGTTTAGATTATACGATAAACTGTATTTAGAAATACCCGTTATCGGAGAAACTAACTCTCACGAATACCTTATTGCAAGAAGTTCTGAATTAGTGAATGTAGATCTAGACAACGAAGCTATACAGCCACTACTAGAAGAAATATCAGACTTACGAACAGAGTTACTAGCAGCGAATCAAGAAATCGCTAACCTTAATATTAAATTAGCAGATGGCGGAAACTAGGTATACAGTAGTACAGTCTACATTAGACGGAGTCGGGTATGAAAACTACTCTGCAGCAGATCGCTCGGTAGTAGATTCGTTTGTAATTAACTCTGCTTTTGATGAAGCTAGTAATAATATCGAGTTACACATATACGGACTCGACGGTACTCTCTTAGATTCAAATATAAACTATAGAGATGCCCAGCAGTTACAGGGAGCTGAAAATGGAGCTAATCTATCTATCGATCCAGAAAGAGATGCTTTAGCATCAGGATACGATCAAGGAGGAATTAAATTATTGTACAACTTCCTAAACAACATCTCACCAGAAGAATTCTTCATTCAAGAGATTTCTGCTGATAGAACTGAGGTAAGAGTATTACCAGTAAGTCCAACTTTCGACGCTACCGATTTAGTAGCAGAGATTAAAGACGGGATCTCTACCGGAGCCTACTTTAACGAATTTAGATTAAATTTCGGAGGTAACGATTTATTAATAGGACTGAATATCGATATTAATAATAGCGTTCTTATCAAATTATACGAACCGTTACCTTCTCAATATTCTACTAAGTCAAGATTCACTTTCGATGAAATTGTTTCTGATAGCGTAGTATTTGAAATTGAAGCAGAGTTTATTCCTGATGCACCGGTATACCCGACATTAAGAGGAGCTAACTTTAATTTAGATACTAGCGAAGAAAAAGTACAGCCTACTGAATATTTTGATTATAACGATCTATATTCATATCCAGTAACTAGCTCACTACACGGAGTTATTACTCAGCTATCTTCAAGTGGTGTTGAGTTAAGTATCGATTATACAGACTACTCAAACTTTATCCACTTCTCATCTGCTGAAGAGAGGTTAAGAAACTTTAACTATAAGATGGGATTATTAGAAGCATACAACTATAGTGCTTCAATCTCAGCAACATACCAACCTCAGTACGATAATCTAACTAAGGGTATTATCTCTAAGTTTGATGATTATGAGAAGTACTTGTATTTTAAATCAGGAAGTAAAGCTTGGCCGAAAACCAACGCTAATATTCCTTATATAAACGATACGGTATCAAATTCAACAAGCTGGTTTACTGAGCAAGTAGCTTCTGCTTCTTTATATGATGAGTTAAATGAAAGCAGATTAACTTACACGGTACCTGAATTTATCAGAGAAGATTCTTCTAATGCTCCATACAATCTATTCTTGGATATGATTGGACAGCATTTCGATAACCTTTGGATCTATTCAAAGGCAATGACTGATAAATACGATGCAGATAACCGCCTTGATGTTGGTGTCTCAAAGGATCTGATTAGAGACGTACTTAAGTCGTTTGGTGTAAAACTATACTCATCAAACTTCTCAGTATCAAATCTAGCTGCAAGTTTTATTGGAGAATTCTATCAAAGTGGTTCAGAGCAGATCAATACTTTTGTTACTGCTTCAAACGATCCTACTCCTGATAAAGATATCTTATCAGAAACTTATAAGAGAATCTACCACAACCTTCCGTACCTTATTAAGACGAAAGGTACTGAGAGGGGACTAAGAGCTCTTATAAACTGTTTCGGTATACCTTCAGGTTCATTAGAAATTACTGAAGTTGGAGGTTACAAAAAAGATGATTACTTTTTCAATAGAGCTGAAACTGTTGATAAGATTAGATTAGATAATACAGGTAGCCTAGTAAGCGGAAGCACTTTAAGCCAGTATACATCGATCCAAAATAACGATGAGAAGTATACTCAAGATTCTCATCAGATAGATGTATCGTTTACACCTACCAGATACCTTAATACTCATATTGAGAACCAGATCACCGGAAGCTATCCTTCCGGATTTAATATCGATGAGTATATCGGAGATCCTACGCTACTATCATCAGGCAGCTATGAAGACCTTAATAAGATCGCTACAACAGCATTATCCGGATCAGATAGTTACGGTATATTTGATTTTGTAAGATTAATTAAATTCTACGACAACCAACTCTTTAAAATGGTCAAGGATTTTGTTCCTGCTAGAGCTGTAACTACAACAGGTATAGCTATAAAACCACACGTACTGAATAGGAGCAAGATAAAAGTACCGACACCAGAGTGGACCAGACCCGAATACAGCGGTTCAATTGATACAGCATTCACTACCGGTTCAGAAGGAGGGGTAATCCCATCAACAGTCAGCACAGCTTATACAGCATCTTTTAGCAGTAAATCTGGTACCGTTCAAAAAGTGATAGATAATAATTCTCCGCAATACAACGGAGAGTTGGACGGTACTATATTAACAGTAACTACTCAGAGTCTAAATCCAGGTAATCCATATTTATCATATAATCAACCTGAATTGAATTATAGTGCTTCAATATATACGAACTTCAATGAATTTAAAGCAGGTGCGTTAGCACAAGGAGAAGTAAAATTATACTATTATACAGATCCATTTAGCGCCCCAGCGTTTATTCAAGATGGACAAGCAGATGCAGGAGCAACGGAATAAAGATTAAAATTATGCCAATAAAAGGACAAGGAGACGGTATAGCACATATCAGGATACATCGAGAATCCTTAGGAGGAGTAAGTTCACTTGATCAAATACCTAATATAAAATCTATATACCTGCAGCATGACAATGGATTTTACGAATACAATATAAGACGTATAGAAGTAGATCCAGTTGACTCCAACGCATTCCTACTAGCTGTAAAGCAAGAACACCCAACTATACCAACAGGCAGTGTATCATCCGCTACAGTCTTCACCCCGTATATTGCAGGTAAATTTAAGAACAGCGATTACGAACCGCTATTAAGTAACGCTATAGATGGAGAACCTACATACAGGTTCCTGACTGTAGATAACAACGCTTCTCAACTAGTACCTACAAATATTGACGCAATAAATAATAGGACTGCCGGTTATGCTCAAATCCAAAACAGTAACTATGAAGTAGAAAGCTATAGCGGACCTAGGTACAAAGGAACTAAACATACATCTACTGATTTTAATATTGCAAGCTCTCAAACAGGAGTACCACCTGTATCAGATACTCAAACATACTTCGCATACTTCAACTGGATAGGAGGAACCTCTCCAGACATTCAACGTAAAACTGGAGCATCAATAAAGTATTATATAGACCTAGACGGAAACGTAATAAAACCTACAAACGATGAAATCACATTAAGTATAATAGAGCAGAATTTTAGAGCAAATAAAGATGTCACAATCTCATTAAACGACGTAGAGTTTGCTGGTAACAACATGTCAAGTCTAGAAGGAGATGCAAAAGTACTAGCAGCAGGAAAGCGTATTGAGAATATAATAAGTACCTTAGATGGAAGTTATGCTAACGCAGTAACCGCTTCATACCTATACTTTACTTCCGCTTCAAGCGGAGAAGAAACTCGAACAGAACACAAGGGCTGGGGACAAGGGAGCAACCTGAACTTAGTAACTCAATCTTTTAATAGAGTTAATATTGTTAACGGAGATTGTATTTTCTTAGGTATAGAAGGTGACGATATAGATGAAACAGACCTTATAAATAACGGAACTAATAACTCATATAAACCCGTATCACCGTCCGGTACCGGGTACCAAACACCCTCCCTCCCGTTTGAAATCAAGCTATATGATAAAATTGTTTTTTTAAAGGTCAACAATTCATATAGGACTGCAACGATAACGGACGTAAGATTAGTCGGAACAGAATACCACCTGGAGTTAGATAAAGAGATAGACTTATCCGTCCATGAACCAAAAGGTTACTCCATTTACAGATTCGTAGATGCCGCAGGAACAATCTTACTCAATAAGAATAAACCAGGAGGAGCAACCTCTGGAGGTATAATAAAACCAAAATACATGCCAGAAGGTTCAGAAGAAAAGATTCAAAGTATTATTGATGATCTTGAAC